GGCCGCGCTGCCGGGTAACCGGCTGCAACTGGCCGTTGACTTTACCGCGGACTATGGGGCCATTTGGAAATCCCAAGGCGCGGTCCGAACGGTGGTGGATTTCCTCGGGCGGAACATTGCGTCCCTGGGGCTGCACCAGTTCCGCCGGGTTTCGGACACTGACCGGGAACGGATCACGGATTCCGGACTTATCCAGCTGCTGAATAAGCCGAACCCGGGGACCACGCGTTACCGTCTGCTGGACGCCCTGGTCCGGGACTACGGGATTTATGACCGGGCCTATTGGCTGAAAATGAACGGCAAGGGCGGCCGTTACCTGCTGCGGCTGCCCCCGTCCATGGTCACGCCCAAGGGCGAATCCTGGTTGTGGCCGGAAGCGTTCGAATTCGTGGGGTCCAAGGGCAAGCAGATTTTCCCGGCTGACCAGGTGGTCCACTTCCGGGGCTATTCACCTGACGGGGACCTCGGGGGCCAACCGCCCATCGAAGCGTTGCGCCGGGTCCTGGCCGAAGAATACGAAGCCGGCCGGATGCGGGAAAACACGTTGCGGAACGGGGCCCGTGTCTCGGGCTACCTGGAACGCCCGGTGGGCGCGCCGGCCTGGTCCGAACAGGCCGCGGACCGGTTCACGAAATCATGGCGGGCGCAATACGCCGGCCACGGTCCGCAAGCCGGGGGAACGCCCGTCTTAGAGGATGGCATGAAATTTGTTGCCGCGTCCCAAACCGCGGAACAACTGCAATACGTCGAAGCCCGCAAACTGACCCGCGAGGAAGTGGCGGCCGCGTTTTTCATCCCGCCCACCATGGTGGGGGTCATGGATTCGGCCACCTTTTCGAACATAAAGGAACAGCACAAACACTTATATCAGGACACCCTGGGGCCGTGGCTGTCCATGATCGTGGAAGAACTGGCGTTGCAACTTATCCCGGACTTTCCGGAAGTCGCGGACACTTACCTCGAATTCAACATGGCCGAAAAGCTTAGGGGTTCATTCGAGGAACAGGCCGCGCAAATCCAAACGTCCGTGGGCGGTCCGTGGATGACCCGCAACGAAGCCCGGGCCCTGTCGAACCTGCCGGCTATTGACGGCGGGGACGAACTGATAATCCCGCTAAACGTCATTGAGGGCGGCCAAGCTTCCCCCAACGATTCGGCACCGGACACCGGCCAGTTGGCCGGCCCGGCGCGGCCTGGCAAAAGTGGCCCGGCCGTCCTGACCAAAGCTGACGAACCGGACGACGAACAGCGGGACGCCATGGTGGCGGTCTATGACGCCTTTTTCAAGCGTCAAAAGGATTCCGTCCTGTCCGCAATCGGGGCCGGCGGGTCCTGGTGGGACGGGGCCAGGTGGGACGAGGAACTAACGGCGGACCTGTTCGAAGTGGTGGCCGATATGTCCGCCGCCCTCGGGGCCGACGTCGCCAAGTCCTTTGGCCTGGACCCGGACGCCTATGACGTGGACGGGACCCTGGCGTTCCTACAGTCATTCTCCCAACTGCGGGCCGAATGGGTGAACGAAACCACCAGGTCCCAACTAGAGGACGCCCTGGCCGACGAATCCGAGGACGCCCCCGGGCCGGCGCGGGTGTTCGAAACCGCGGAAGCCCAACGGGCACCGGCGGCCGGCAAGGCCACCCTGTCCGCCCTCGGGTCATTCGTGGCCGTGGAAGCGGCCCGGAAACTGCTGGCCGGCAAAGCCACGAAAACGTGGCGGACCCGGTCCGGCAACCCGCGGAAGTCCCACGCCCGCATGGACGGCGAAACCGTGGACCTGGATAAGAAATTTTCCAACGGCCTGAACTGGCCAGGTGACCCCGCCAAGGGCGCGGACGAGGTCGCCGGGTGCGAATGCACCGTGGAAGTGAACCCCGTAAGTGATGACTGAATAGGAAAGGGCAAGCCATGAGAGTGAAAAACGCCAACGTCCTGGTAAAGGCCGGCCCGGACGCCGGCCTGGAAGATGGGCAATTCGAAGCCTATGCATCCGTGTTCGGGAACATTGATTCTTACGGGGACGTGGTCCAGCCGGGGGCGTTCACGAACACCCTAAAGGAATGGGCCGAATCGGATAATTTCCTGCCGGTCCTGTTCGGCCACAACATGGCCGATCCCGATTACAACATTGGCCACGTGATCGAAGCCACCGAGGACGAAAAGGGATTGCGGGTCCTGGGGCAGTTGGACCTGTCGTCCCCCAAGGGGGCCCAAGTTCACAAACTGCTAAAGGGCAAACGGATTTCCCAACTGTCCTTTGCCTATGACGTCATCAAAGGCACTTGGGGCCAGCTTGACGGCGTCGAAGTGTACGAACTGCACGACGTGAAAATTTACGAAGTGTCCCTAGTGACCATTGGGGCGAACAGCGAAACCGAAATCCTGGCCGTGAAAACGGCCATGGCGTCGCTGTCCGGTGGTCTGAAAGAGGGCCGGGTCCTGTCGTCCAAGCACGTAGATAGTTTGCGGGCGGCGCGGGATTCCATTGACGCGGTCCTAGCGGCCGCGGAAGTAACCACCGATCAGGAAAAGGCCAGCGGTAATGGTGACGTCAAGGACGAGGGCGGCGACGCCGTCAAGTCCGAGGAACCGATCCTAAGCCCGTCCGCGCGATTCTTGGCATGGGCGGCGCTTGACGCCGAATTGGCGGCAAACGCCTAAATCAGCACTAACCCATTTGACCGCCTGGCACCTGCCTGGCGGTTTTTTCATGCCACGGAAAGGGCAGGAACAATGAGCAAAGTTAAGGCACTTCAGGAAGCCGCCGCGGCGGCTGCCAAGCGCGCCCGCGAAATCGCGGAAAAGGCGGACGCCGAAAACCGGTCTATGACCGCTGACGAGGAATCGGACTACCGCAAGGCCATGGGCGAAGCCCGGGACCGGCTGGACCTGCTGAAAGTCGCCAAGGCGGACGAAGCTATCTTGACGGAAGCCCGCGCCCTGGCCGCCGAAATCGGGGATTCCGCCGTGGCCGACGTGGACGCCACAAAGGACACCGCCAACACCCTGGCCCGGGTAAAGTCCCTTGGCCTGACCGTGGTTCAGTCCGCGGAATTCAAGGCGGCAATGGCCCCGTTTGGTTCCCGCGTCCCCGAAAAGGCGCGTTTCCAGACGGACCCAATCAGCGTCAAGGGCCTGTTTACGGGTGATTCCGCCACGTCTGCCGGCGCGTTCGTCACGGCCGAACAGACGGGAATCCTCGAAGCCCTGGGCCGCCGGCCGCTGACCATTCGGGACGTTATCAGCGTCCGCCGGACCGGTTCGGACACGGTGGAATATGTGGTCCAGACGGCCCACACGAATAACGCCGCCCCGGTCGCGGAAGCCACGTCCAGCGCGGCCCCGGAATCGGGCGCGGAAGCCGGGCCCCTGGTCAACGCCGCCGGCGGCGGTTACAAGCCCGAGGGTTCATGGGCGTTCGAACGCAAAACGGCGACGGTCAAAACCATTGCCGAATGGGTGCCGGCTACCAAGCGCGCCCTTGCGGACGCCGCCCAACTCGAGGGCCTGATTAACGACGAACTGCGGGCCGACATTGCCGAAGAAGAAGAAGATCAGATCCTTTTGGGCGACGGCGAAGGCGAAAACCTCGAGGGCATCCTGGAAACCACGGGGATTCAAACCCAAGCATGGTCCACGGACATTTTCACGACTGTTCGTAAAGCCCTGACAAAGGCCCGCGTGGTGGGCCGCGTGGTTCCCAACGCCGTGGCGCTGCACCCGGAAGAAGTGGAAGTGATCGACTTGGCCCGCGAGGGTGCCGGGACCGGGCAGTTCCTTGGGGCCGGCCCGTTCGCCCTCGGGCCCCGGACCCTTTGGGGTCTGCCGATCATCGAAACCGAAGCCATTACGCCGGGCCGCGGCCTGGTGGGCGACTTTTCCAAGGCCGTCCTGTGGGACCGGGAACAGACCACGGTGACCATGACCGATTCCCACGCGGATTTTTTCATCCGGAACATGGTGGCAATCCTGGCCGAGGAACGCGTGGCGTTCGGCGTGGTTCGTCCCACGGCGTTCGTGGATACAGACGTCCGCGCATAACCACCCATTGACCGGACGCGGGCCGCGTTTTGCTGGGGCGCGGCCCGCGTCCACCCAACCCGGAAAGGGGCACGGCAATGGCTGGCCTAAAAAATTACAACGTCCACGTCAATGGCGTGGCCGCCACGCTGCGGCTATCGGACGCGGACGCCAAGTCCCGGGGCCTGACCGCGGCTGACGTCGTGGGGGCCAAAAAGGCAACACCGCCCAAGGCAAAGCCGGCAACCAAAAACGTGCCGGCCCCGCCACTGAACAAAGCACGAACCGCCGCCGAAAAGGCCGAATAGGTTTAGG